TCAATGCCGGCAAGTGACGTGCCCGCATGGGCAAAGGCTGCCAATAAACCTACCTATACGGCAAGCGAAGTCGGGGCTTCTCCTACTAATCATAACCATGATGCAGATTATCAGCCGCTCGGTGATTATGCCGAAGCATCACATACTCATGATGCTTCTGATATTACTCCTGATTCAACACATAGATTTGTTTCTGACTCTGAAAAAAGCACATGGAATAGCAAGGCTGCAGGGAATCACAATCATTCCGGAGTATATCAACCTGTTGGTAACTATGCTCCTTCATCACATAGCCATACAGCCAGTGATATAACTCCTGATTCAACACATCGGTTTGTGACAGATTCGGAAAAATCCACTTGGAATAGTAAAGCAGCCGGTAACCACAATCATGACTCGGCTTATCAGCCTAAAGGCAGTTATGCTCCTTCATCACACGGTCATACAGCTAGTGAAATAACTTTGGATGCTACTCATCGTTTTGTTACTGATACCGAAAAGAACACATGGAGTGGTAAAGCCGAAGGGAATCATAACCACGATTCGGTTTATCAAGCGAAAGGTAATTATGCAGCAAGTTCGCATACTCATCTTGCAGCAGATATTGAAGAAAGTACGACAAGAAAATTCATGACGACGGATGAAAAAAACATACTAAGTTCTCTCGGAACCAATTATGCGAAGGCTGACTTCTCAAATGTTATTACAAAGTCACTTGGACAGAATGGGTACTATAAGTTCCCCGACGGCTTAATGATTCAGTGGGGATATTCAAGTACTTCTGGAATAGGTAAAACTGTGTATTTTAATACTACCTTTTATGATAGTAATTACACTGTTCTATTGACTGGGACTAGGAAAGTACATAGTAATTATATATATTCTTTTGATGTATTTAATAAATACGCATCTTATTTTGTTATGGACTCCGTTTATCAAAATGTTGATTCCGATGCCGGAGGTTTTAGTATAGCTTTCTATTGGTTTGCTATTGGTCGTTGGAAGTAAAAGAATTATAACACTGAAATAAATATGAGACACTTTAGTAGAAAATTAGTAACCATAATTGTAGTCATTATTGCGCAAAGTTCTCTCGGAACTACGTATGCAAAAGCAGACTTGTCTAATGCAGCCACTAAATCTTTTGGCTCTTCATCAAGTTATATTAAGTTCAATAATGGTCTATTAATTCAATGGGGGACACGATCAGGCGTTACAGGTTGGACTAACCTGTATCTTCCTATTAGTTTTTATGATATAAACTACACAATTCAAATGACAGGTAACTATGGGAATAAAGCTGAAACAGTAATATATGTCCCAATGCCATTTATAACTAAATATACTTCATATTTCCAGTTCGGAACTCCATATACAACTCTTAATGGAGCTTTTGCTTGGACTACGTGGTCATTTAATTGGTTTGCTATAGGTCGTTGGAAATAAACTAAATTACATATTATGAAATATTGGAAAAATGGATTCTATGACGAGCCGCAAGAAAGCTCGGTAGAAATTACAGAGGAGTATTATCAAGAGTTACTAGCTGGCCAATCTGCCGGATTACTTATCGTTGAAAGCAAAAAAGGATATCCAATATTGGTAGAACCTCAGTATTCACTTGATGATGTAAGGAAAAATAAAGTATCTGAAATACAGATGTTTGACAAGTCTAAAGATGTCAATATATTTATTTTAGATGGAAAGAATATGTGGTTGGATAAAAGTACACGTGTTGGATTATTTAACTCAATTTCAATTGAAAAACAGGCTGGTAAATCAGACACCGTATTGTGGTATGATGCAATAAAGTATATCATTCCGATTCCGGATGCTTTAGCAATGTTGAATGCCTTGGAGTTATATGCATTAAACTGCTACAATGTGACTCAGGAACACATCGCAGCAGTCAGATCGCTACAGTCAATTGAGGAAATCGAAAACTACGATTATAAAGTGGGATATCCAGTAAAACTTAGTTTCTTAGGATAACCTATTCTGAAATCGTAAAATTCAATAGATTCTTTCGTTTCTAACTGATTGATGATATTGATATGCCCTTGTGTGACGTTATAACACGTGAGGGCATACAATTCAAGTTGACATAACATATCAATAGCCTTTTCAATAGGTAGAATAAACAGAGTATCGCCTAACCAGATGTTAGTTTTAGATCGCCCGACCTCCCTTTCAATATTAATAGAGTTCGCAAGACCTACACGGGTACTTTTATTGAACCATCCAAATACTTTGTTTATACTAAATTGATTCACTTCTTCGGATGAATCATACAGTCGTAATTCATCAAGTTTTTGCGCTTTAGCTTCTCTGATAGTGGTTTTACATTCTTGCAAAACAGGAACCCCTGCTTTGCTTTCAACGATAAGTAATCCGGCAGATTGGCCAGCTAGTAACTCTTGATAATACTCCTCTGTAATTTCTACCAAGCCTTCCTGCGGCTCATCGTAGAATCCTTGTTTCCAATATTTCATAATATTTGTTTTTAATTATTTCCACCTCCCTATAGCAAACCAATAAAACGCAGCCGTGTTAGTACCGGCATTAGCTGCTTGCTGATATTTATTATTATATCCAAAATAGCTATTTGAAACAGATGTATAGTTGGCTATCCATGATGAATCATTACCGGTATTTCCATTATTACAAGTCAGATGCAGAGAATAATTAGTGTCATAGAATGAAGTGGAGAAATATATTGTTCCAGAGTAAGATCCACTCGTTTTTTTTCCCCATTGAATCAATAATCCATTTGACAATTTGAGATACCCATTCTGTCCTAAATTTTGATTCTCTAATAAAATAGCATTAGTTCCGAGAGAACTTATTCCAAAAGCCAAGATTTATCCTCACTCCTATCAAACATATTTGAGCTAAAAAATGAATTAAAAATACATACCTGATTATATTTTAGAGTATAATTCTAATCAGATGATATGATAATTTTATATAGTGATAATAAGGAAATAAAGCTCGATGTAAAGGACGAAAGTTACTCTTACGAAGCGATCATGGCGGAAGATACACTTAATTTGTATTTTTCCTATCCGGGATACTTAGAAATACCGGTCGGAACTTGGTGCGACTTTTACGGAAAGCGTTATTCTCTCAAAAAAGATAGTAATTTCAAGAAGAAAGGTGAGCGCAACTTTGAATATACACTTATCCTTGAAACAGCTAAAGCGGATGCTATGATGTGGAAAGTTCGTCACATTGCAGATAACAGCATCAAATTCGCATATACAGCTAAAGCACATGAACACCTACGATTACTCGTCGAGAACCTAAATCGTCGTGATATGGGCTGGAAAGTCGGTGATTGCATAGAGGGAACGGAGAAAGTAATCAATTACAATCACACATATATTCTTGATGCCCTTAATCAACTTGCAGATACGTATGAAACGGAATGGCAGATTACTGGAAAGACGGTTCATCTTCGTAAAGTTGAATATAACAAGAATAATCCTTTGAAGCTGTCTTATGGTAAAGGCCATGGTTTCAAGGTTGGTGTTGGTCGGGAATCCGGAGATATACCGCCCGAAATTGTCCTAGTAGAAACTTCTGATCGAAATATCAACTACTCGACATACGGAGCTAAATATCTGTTACTACCCAAATCTAAGACCCTTCATTATGAAGGTAGAACGTATATAACTGATGCAGACGGAACCTGTGTCATGCGTGCTGACAAGACCTTGGTTACAGGTAAAGAGGATAGTCTAGACTGCACTGCAATCTATCCTTCTCGTGTTGGTACTGTTAGCTCTGTTATCGAGGTTAATAAGGAGAATAACTTCTATGACTTTGTAGATAGCGATATACCTAACGATCTTGATTTTAAGAAATGTCTGATAGCCGGAGAGACCATGACCGTCATCTTCCAAACAGGTATACTGACAGGCAAAGAGTTTGAAGTCAAGTATATCCATGAGCCCATTCTTAAAGAGGATGGAGAAATAGAGAAAGCAGGTAGACGTTTTGAAATAGTTCCACAGGAGATCGACGGTATCACTATGCCGGAACATGATGTTTGGCATCCTAAGACAGGCGATACTTACGCAGTATTTGGCATTCAGTTACCGAACTCATATATCTGTAATGATGAAGAGCAGACAGGTGCGAGCTGGGAAGTATTCAAGGAAGCTGCTAAATATCTCTTTGAGCATGAAGATAAGCAATTCACTTTTACCGGGACCTTGGACGGTATTTGGGCAAAGAAACGTTGGCTAAAGATAGGCGGTAAAATTGTATTAGGCGGTTATGTAAACTTCTCCGATAGCCAATTTCATCCGGAAGGTTCGCTTATTCGTATGATAGGAATCAAGCGTTATGTGAACAATCCCTATTCTCCGGAAATAGAATTATCAAATGATCCAGTTGGTACGTCCGTAACCAGCGAACTAGATAAAATCGAGACAAATGAAGTTGACGTAGATATCAAGTATAAAGATTCTTTGCGATTTACCAAGCGCCGTTTTCGTGATGCAAAGGAAACTATGTCTATGCTTGAAGATGCTTTATTGAACTTCTCCGGATCAATCAACCCCATCACGATACAAACGATGCAGTTACTTGTAGGCGATGAAAGTTTGCAATTCCGTTTTGTTAGATCAAAAGCGGTTCCGGTACAAGTATCGCATAATATCACTTACAACACCAGCACAAAGGTTCTACACTCGCCTGCCGGCATTATCCAACACATGACGCTAGGGATAAAATCAGTATCCTCTGAACATAAACCGGAGGAATACAAATTTTGGGATATGGCTGAATATAATTCTCCGGCGCTTATTGCCCCAGAGAAGAAATATTATCTGTATGCTGTATGCAGCAAGGAGAATCAGACCGGCACATTCCTTCTTAGTGAAACAGCTATCAAAATGGAACAGATAGCAGGATATTATCACCTACTAACCGGCATCCTAAACAGTGAGTATGAAGGTGAGCGCAGCTTCGTTGAGTTGTATGGATTCACAGAAATTCTGCCGGGCCGCGTAACAACAGAACGAATCATCTCACCGGATGGAAAGACGTATTTCGACTTGATAAAAGGAGAAATAGGTGGAAACATTCAAATTAAGGCAGGATCCTCCGGATTAGAAAATTTGGAGGAATGGCTTGAAGTTAGTGATCTGATTGATTCTATTCAGAAGTCTGCAGCTGATGCAAACGATGCTGTTGGAGGTCTGCATGATTATATCGACGGTGCATTTGCTGACGGTATTATTACTGAGGCAGAAGCTAAGGCTATCGAAAAGTACATCAACACTGTAAATAATGCGAAAGCGGCTGTAGAAGCGACATACAATAAACTGTATGTAAATCCTTATCTCTCAGGAACGGCCAAAACCGGGTTGCTCAATGCAAAGGTTACGCTGATGGGAAGCATTGAGAGCCTTATCAAGTCTATCAATGATGCTATTGCGGATGGACAGACAACTGTTGCAGAAAAGAAAGACGTTGATGATAAGTATGTCTTGTTTAATTCTGCGTATGCCGACTTCACCGCCGCCGTAGAAACAGCAAATAAAGCGATACACGATGCCTTGAAAGGTTATTCAGAAGAAGCATTAAGAGAGGCCGCTGCTGCTATGGAAGCAGCCAATGCGGCAGCCAAGAGTGCCAGTGAAGCAAACAATGCAGTATCCAATCTAAATAATTATGTAGATGGTGCATTCGCTGACGGTGTAATATCCGAGGCGGAAGCTAGTGCTATCGAAAAGTACATCAACACTGTAAATAATGCGAAAGCAGCTGTAGAAGCAACATACAACAAACTATATGCAAATACATACTTAACCGGAGTCGCAAAAACAAACCTGCTTAATGCAAAGGTTACGCTGATGGGAAGCATTGAAAGATTGATAAATGCAATAAATACCGCCATTGCAGACAAGCTTACTACTCCAGACGAAAAACAGGCTGTTGATACACAGTTTGCAAGCTTCAACAATGCTTATGCTGACTTTAATACTGCTGTCGAAGAAGCTAATAAGTCCATACAGGACAAGTTAAAGTCTTTCGCCGATGATGCTATGAAAAAAGCACTGGAAGCGTTACAGGATGCGGCGGATGCCGCAAAAGCCGCTGAAAAAGTAAACGGTGATGTTAGTGATTTACATGATTATATCGACGGTGCGTTTGCTGACGGTATTATATCAGAAGCAGAAGCTAAAGCTATTGAGAAATATATCAATACAGTCAAGAACACGAAAGCCTCTGTAGAAGCTACATATAATAAGCTGTATGTAAATACATACTTGGTTGGTGTTGCTAAGACTAACCTACTCAATGCTAAAATCTCTCTCTTTGGGGCTATCGACAATCTCCTCGCAGCAATCAACGTTGCTATTGCTGACGGGCAGACCACTATTGCGGAGAAAAAAAACGTTGATGATAAATTCGCTCTCTTTAACTCAACTTTAGCCAGTTTCAATACAGCCGTCGAAGCAGCTAATCAATCAATACAGGATGCGCTCAAACAGTTCGCCGACGATAACAAGGCAGAATTAGATATACTGAGCGATAGAATATCCGCACAAGTAACACGTGTAGATAGCATTACACAACGTATTGATACAGCCGGATGGATTACCACGGCAGACGGTAACAAGATATACGCTTCTAAGGAGCTGGAAAATGGTAATACGCTTATATCTTATATCAACCAGGCGGGCGGAGCAACAACAATCCATTCATCTAAGATCAATCTGGAAGGTGCTGTTACTATTACTGCGCTTCATAGTGATCTGCAGACAGTGATTAATTCTAAAGTAGACAGAGACGGTTTAGGCGGATTGGCTTTTAAAGATGCCGTTGAAGCTGCGCAGCTCGGTAGTACTATTATCATAGGAGGTTATCTTAATACTGACTTGATTAAAGTACGACGAATTGATGCTGAGGTTGGATTTGTTGGTGGATTTACTATTGAAAAAGGACGTCTTATCTGGACACGTTCCGATTATTTTGGTGGGACATCACGTAGCTTAAAATTAGGATCAGGAACATCTAAAGAGGGCGTTGTTAATGTGATCTTCAATCCCGCTACAGACGGGCGCTTTGGAGTAGCAGCAATCGGAGCAAATGCAGGTGGTAGTGCGGCGATATATGGTTCATCAAAGACAAATCCGACTTATCCATCAAACTATATTTATGCAGGTTTCTTCGATGGTAATGTACATGTGATAGGCGACGTTTCCGCCAAAGGATTTTTCCCTCAAGACAACAGCGGGAATTCAGTTTCAGTCGTTTCGGATGCATGGCTTTATGGACTTAAAAATAATCAGTTAGAAGGTATTGCCTCTAAAGACATGAAGATTCACATTATAAAAGGAATGATTGTAGAATGTTCACAATATTAATTTTGAAAGTATAATTATGAAAGTAAATTTAAACCGAAACTTACTCGATCACAAAGGTCAAGAAGCAGTTGAATTAGTCGATGGTAAGGAGAGGAAGAAATCTCTTCGTGATATGATCTCAGAAGCCTTGTATGCTACCGGCATGAATGCTCAACTAGGTATGGATATGGCTAAAAAATTACGTGCTTATAAAATGCTGCAGCAGATTATCAACAATCGAGGTATGCTTGATATTGAAACAGACGATGCTACTCTCCTAAAGGAGATTTGTGCGGAATTTTTCACCGCTGGCGTTTATGGACAGATTTATGACTTAATAGAAAAAGGAGGTAAAGAATGAATATTAAAGCAACTAACAGTACAGCAGTATCAAAGGTTACTGCAGATATCAAGATCAAGTACAGGATGTCAACTCGCGGCACTGAGGCTGTAAAAGATGTCACAGCTGAAATTTCTAATGATGAAACAGTTGTCGGATTCTTTAATATATCGAAAAACGGGGTGACTGGATTTTCTCTACATGAGGATCACGGGCTGACTCCCGAGGAAGTGAAACAGGTATTCCATACTGCTATTGATGATTGTAGCGAGGTATTGAAATGAAGTATTAATATTTTAGATAAATGATTATGGATTATTTCAAAAACTTACTTATTGGATTGATTACCGGCATAGCTGCTTATCTTAATCCTATTTCTGGGGAGATCAAAAGTCTTATTGCTGTATTTGCCCTCAATTTCATTTGTGGGCTGCTTACTGCACTCCTTATCAATCATGAAAGCTTTTCCTTTAAAAAGGCTTGGAGATGTATTGTAGAAGCAACTATTTTCTTTGCCTTGGTTAGCTTCATCTACTTTATTGGTGAACACAAAGGCAATCCGGAAGGTGCACTACAATGTGTCTCATTTATTACGTACAGTGTTTTTTATTTCTACGGGGTAAATATTCTAAGGAATATCAAAGAAATTCTACCCAACACTAGCAATGGCTATAAGGTAGTAGCTTTCCTGCATTATGTGCTGAGCGTTGAGTTTATAAAAAACATTCCCTATTTAACAAACTATCTACAAAAAGGAGGTGCAAAGTGAAAACTATTGATGCTATTATCATCCATTGCTCAGCAACACGTGCCGGGCAGGATTTAACTGCAAAAGATATTGATCGTATGCACCGGGCGCGCGGATTTAATGGTATAGGGTATCACTATGTTATTCGGATTGATGGCACGATAGAAAAAGGGCGATCTTTAACGGTTGACGGGGCGCACTGTAATACGAAAGGTTTTAGCGAATCATCTTACAATAAACATAGTGTCGGTGTTTGCTACATCGGCGGCTTGGATGCAAATGGAAAACCCGTAGATACACGGACGCCATCGCAAAAGGCAACATTGCGGCAACTAGTTGCAGAACTTTGCAAGGAGTATGATATTATCGAGGTTCTCGGACATCGAGATACTTCGCCGGATATAGACGGATCAGGTGAAGTCGAACCGGCAGAATATATCAAAGCGTGCCCCTGTTTTGATGTACGTTCTGAGTTTACCAACTTCTTGCGCAATACAGTCATTCGACCATGAGACGGCTAATATACTTCCTGATCATATTGCTGACGTCAGCAATATGGTTTTCATCCTGTCGGAGTATCCGACATATTCCGATTGAAACAGTAAAGCATGATAGTATCTACATTAGCAAGATACAACATGACAGCATCTATCAGAGAGACAGCATCTACGTTGATCATAAGGGAGATACTGTACTCATCTATAAAGACAGATACCTGTATAAGTACAAGAATCTAATTGATACGATGTATGTAAGTCGAACAGATAGCATACAGGTACCATTCCCAGTCGAACGTGAACTTTCTTGGTGGCAATCTGTTAAGCTACAAGTCGGAGAAATAGCTATAGGCGTAATTATTGGTTTGATCATTATAATTGTCTGGCTACTCCGTAAGAATAGAAAGAAATAACTACTAAAAAATAACACTAAGATTCATAATAAAAAAACGTTGGGTGCCTCTGCTTGTGAAAGTAGGGGCATTTCTTTTGTCCTTTATCTACTATTACTAATGAGAATCTGAAAAGTTCGATAGAATAGAAATAATTTCTCATTTTATATACATCGGTAGAAATAAGTAGTACCTTTGTCCTGGGAATCATCAATTTCCACCCGTGACGACGGGATTTGCCTTGGCTGAATGGTCGAGGCTTTTTTATTTGAAATTTGATGCGACATCTCCCGAAATCATAAATTTAAAAACTTATTTTTGTGACATTATTGGGATGCTTGCATGGAAAATGTTTTTATTTAAACTAAATAATTTGAATGTCTTTATAATATGAATAGAATTATAATTATTGGTAATGGATTTGACTTAGCTCACAATTTAAAGACTGGATATAAAGATTTTATAAATGATTATTGGGCTACTGTTGAGGAAGGAGTTTATGATAAATACTGGCGGTTATTAGACCAACAATATGGAGGAGCCAAACACCCTCTTAATGATTATGAAGATCAGTTTATAAAAATTGAAAAAGAATATGATCAAACCAGAGTTAATAAAGTTTGTTCTTTTTATAAAGATAAAAAAGATAATCCTTTAGGGAAATTGCATACACTAATTGATGATCATAATAATGATCCTAGTGCAAATGTAACAGTTCATCTAAAGTTTAAGAATCATTTTTTTGAGCGTATATCTAATCAATGTTCTCCTGAAAATTGGGTAGATATAGAAAATGAATATTACAATGCGTTGAAAAAACTACTTTTAGAGGAAGATCCCCAAAAACAAGCCAAAAGCGTTCGTAAATTAAATAAAGAATTTGATGATGTAAAAAATCTGTTGGAAAGTTACCTAACTAAAATCACCGAAAACACAGAAATCGCAAAACATCAATCTATAGAGAATGCTTTTTCATGTTGTGTAGAATTTGACGATATAGCTACATACAAAAAAACTGAATTTGTTAATTCTATTTTTTCAGATATATCTTTTATGGATGATATAACTTGGGATGCTGATCGAGAAAAAGATTCTCAGTATTCATGCTTGTCAATTGAGGAAGCTAAAATATATTTTATTGAAAAACATTGTAAACAGAAAACTTTTAAGGAGAGATTTTGCATACCATGTACATTAATTCTCAACTTTAATTATACAAAGACTGCAGAAAAGCTATATACTGATGAAAATTTCAATGAAATAATCAATATACATGGAGAATTGAACAGTGAAAATAACCCTATTATTTTTGGATATGGTGATGAATTGGATGATGATTATAAAAAAATAGAAAAGTTGCAGAATAATGACTTTTTAGAAAATATCAAGTCTATACAATATCATCAGACAAGGAACTATAAAAAACTGTTAAACTTCATAGCATCAGGTCCATATCAAATATTTATAATGGGACATTCATGTGGAAATTCTGATCGAACATTGTTAAACACTTTGTTTGAACATGATAATTGTCTATCTATCAAGGTGTTTTATTATCAGATTGATAAAAAGACTAACGATTATGCTGATAAAATTAAAAACATATCCCGTAATTTTAATAATAAGTCTAATATGCGTGATATAGTTGTAAACCGAGAAAACTGTTCTCCTTTGGTTCCGATAGAAACAGAGGTAGCCGAATAAGCTACCTCTTAATTATATATTGTCTTCTCCCAATCGTCCAGTACCGTTACATCCCACTTGGGAAGATCCGGATTAATGTAGGTAACAGATTTACCATATACAGAGAAGCTTTTCCCGATAAATTCGCTAATAGCTTCATCTTCTCCTTTCTGTAAGCAGATATTCATAAAAACGTGCATCTCATCCCAGTTGGTCGGTCCGATGAACAATGATTCAATAAACCGACCTTTAACGGGAGCGCCGACAACCTGGTCTTTTATCCGCTCAAAAAGAGATATAGCTTCTTCAAATGTCATACTGATAATTTTAGAACAAAAAAAATAAAAAAGGCAATTACCTCCTTTCATCAGTACAATATCTATTTAAGCAAGGAATCTCGGTATGATTTCAAAGAGGTTCGGTATCCCCTACTATATCTCTATTAAAAAAGATATTTCTTTAATTCTTCAATTGCTTGTTGCGCACTTCGTACTATTACATATTTGTTTCGGCAGTTCTCAGCTTGCTTTTGAAACTCTTTTTGATGATCTGACTGTTTCCCTGTCTTAATTTTGAACTCTAAACAGAGCGAAGCAAACCCCTTTTTCGGTATGAGTACGATTACATCAGAAACTCCGGGCTTTACTCCTTGGCGTTTAAGGTTAGCTGCTTCCCTAATGTGACGGCTACCACCGTTCGGAACCGCAAATATAAGTCTGTCCGGAATATTTGGGAAATATAAAGGGATAAGTTTGAAAAACTCTGTTTGTATACGAGCTTCTTCATTATTATGTACTTCTTTAGAACGTGGAGGATTACGCTGATCGGCATAGCAATTATAACACATAAAACCGGTATCGGTCTTAATAACCGACACCGTTTCCTTTCCACATAAAATACACTTTTCTTTAGTCATTAATTCAAAATAAGCTAAATTGTATTGGCCTTCTGCCTACTACTGTTATCGTTCTCTCATGAATCGGACATTGCGAAGCGTACGGGCATCTCCCTGACATTGCAGAGAGATGAGCTCCATGCCATTCATTCCAACTCGTTATATTATTAGCGGAAAGGAATAGAATCAGCTTCATGCAGCAGAAACCATGCTCCTTCTCTTGACCTCCCGCAACTTCGAATAATCCATTACTTTGTGGGCGTTTCATTTGATTATCCCTCCATTATAGTCTTATTGAATGCTCTACTTGTTTCACTCACAACTCTCGTATCTTCGGATACACTTCTCTGTTTCGCTGTCACCGTCTTTATTTTAGGAATGGGATTAATCTCTATTTGAATACTAAAGCTATCCGCATCATTGTAATTCAATGAATTGACAAGACTTTTAGATACAAAGTCTGAAATGCTTTCTTTATCTAAAAAGACATTTTTGCCTGTATTATCATTATCTAAAATATAGCCATTTCTAGCTTTCTCGATCGTGAAATTTGTTATTCTAATTGACATATTAATTCCTTTCTTTTTAGGTTATTCATTAATAACTTCGACATTATAAGCCATAATATCATCTCCATTCACGCCATACGATTCTGCGAAAGCATCTTCGATTTTTGCGGACAATAAATTTTCTAACATTCCATCATTTTCATATCCAGCAGGAAGTTCTACTTCACACTTTACGATCTTCTTCATTCTTATTCTGTTATGAAGGTAACTGTAATGGTTCTAAATCACATTCAGGTGCCCATCCTAATGACTTCTTACCATCCCAGACATTGTACAGCCATTCGTCAACATAACCTTTATGCGGGCTAAAATTAGAATGATGAACATTGATTATTTCCACTTCGTTACCAATCATTGATTTGTCTGAATGATTGGCAATCTTTACTTTTTCTCCAATTCTAAATTTAGCTTCCATTACTTCCGTTTTTTAGTTGATATATAAATTGGGGATGCTTTCCCTTTATTGTTTTTATTTATGCCATTCATTTTGTCAACTGTCTTTTGGTTGAAAATGGCAGAACCAGCAAGACCTTTAATGTTCTTTCCCATATTTAACTCCTTTCTATCTTGTTTTATGTCATTTTGTAACTTTCTCCAATTCCTTAATAAGCGGAAGAACATGCTTTTTCACTTGCTTTAGTTCAGCCGCATTCCCGTCATCGGGAGTACCTTCCAGTAGTGTCCGGTAGGTTTCGTACATTTCTCTAAGCCAAAGAATCTGCTCTTTAGAAACTGATATTGATTTTTCGCTCATTATTTTCTTGTTATTAATTAAAATACCGACTACATTTAAATCCTTTACGCGGGAAGAAGTCGGCAAAATCAAACGACTTAAACAACCACATCTTATTTGCCCACCTCGCAAGGTCTAACTCATACTGTTTAGGCTTACGATCGTTTGTGAAGTCTCTGTAAGGCTGGACGAATGGAGTAATACCTAAACTCTTTAATGTATTAAGCCGAAACAAATCCTGCTCAATGGTAGAATTAAAACCTACCAGTACATAGCAGGTGATTTTATATGGCTTCACATATTTAATCATCTCTTTCAGCCGATCAGTCAAATCAAGCTGTGGCAGGTCCCATGCGATATGGATATTCTGTTTCATTTTCAGCTTATTCAACCAGTAGGCTTGCTCTTCATTCATGATTCGGACATCTACACCATGTAACTTTATAGGCTGTTTAGCCTTCAATAGATAATCCACAGCGTATTTCCATTCAGGATTAGCAAAAAAGTTGTTGTCTAACACCTCAATCCATTTTCCCATCGGGTTCAAATCAACAGGTTCAACAGATTGTATATAGCCCTCCTTTTCTCGAACTAAGCAGAACGGACATCTCCGGATGCAGCCCCTGCTAAAGAACTGAATAGAGAAAGGATACTGGGGGTAAATGGAGTAATCCATCAACAAACTATTTTCCACATCATCAGAAAGCCTGCTTGCAATGTTATAGCCAGTACCACCTTTCTCAATTACATTCGCATTTAACGTCAGATAATTAAAATCAGGAGTGAAAGTAAACACTTTGCTTGCCATTACCTTATCATATTGATTGAAAGTGGTAGCCCATTCTACTTGATCACCTCTTGCCTTGTGATAAGCGGATATCCGCATAAGGGCGAAATTGGGGAAGTTATGACCATCCACGTCGATTAATCCAATGTTCATTACTATTTAATTTGAATTATTCTTCATCATCATATTCTGTATCAAAGATACGTGCAACCATATCTACAATATTTTCCTCAATATCTTCCGTAGATCCTGTTACAGCATTGGCTATATTTTTTTTCTCCTGAATGATCCGATAAACTTTTTCATCTATTGTTCGCCGGCCAAGGAAATAATAACAGGTAACAGAATCTTTCTGTCCAATACGGTGTGCCCGGTCTTCACACTGACAGCAATCGGCGTACGTCCAAGGGAACTCAACAAAGGCGACATTACTTGATGCGGTAAGCGTCAAACCGACTCCGGCTGCTTTTATTGAGCAAATAATAATATCCGCTTTAGGATTGTTCTGAAAGGCGTCAACCGCTCTTTGTTTCTCATCCGGTGATTCTCTACCTGTTACAGATACAGCCGTCGGAAAGTAACGTTTCAGTTGGTCTACAACTTCATGGAGTGAACAAAAGAGAATTATCTTTTTCCCATTCTCCCGGAAATCTTTCACAAATTCAATAACATCACGTACTTTGCCACGAGCTGAAATATTACGGAGAAGCCCGATCTTTACCATGACTTCACCACGCAGAGCCTTCTCTATCTTATCATCGTCAGCATCCTTGTATTTCTGTAGGTACATAATAAGGTCGCGTTCTGCATCCATATACTCTTTGCGATTTGTAATTTCGCAAGTATTAACCTGGCGTATCTTGTCCGGAAGATCTGTGAGAACAAGAGACTTTTCACGACGAAACATACAATATTGCCAAAGGTTGAAATTCAGTTCTTTCAGATTTGAAGCCTCTCTTTGTCCGGAGCAGTATCGGTTAACAAACGGTTTATAGCCACCAAAGTCCTCCATACGGTTTAGAATCGCCAGCTGTGGAATCAAATCTTTGGGCCGATTTACTACCGGTGTTCCAGTAAGTTCTATCACCCATTCTTTGCCGGTGCATATCCCTTTACAGAATTTAGCCTGCTGGGTAGATGCAGATTTACAACGGTGACTTTCATCAATGATAACTGACTTGAATAAATTGATTGAGTTTCTAAATTCTACATCTCTCAACGTCCAGCCTTCGGCTTTCTTTATGCGTTGTACAAAGTATTTCTTTAATGATTCATAGTTAACAATAAACACCTGGTGCATTCCTGTCTGGAAGAAGAAAGTCCACGTATCACGCACCTTGTCGGTTAGGATCATCGCTTTTTTATCTGTAAATTTCTCCCATTCACGTAACCAATTTATTTTGAGTGAAGACGGACAAATGACAAGACAAGGAAAAGCATCAGCAAGATTTATTGTTGCAATACTCTGCAATGTCTTACCGAGTCCCGGTTCATCGCAATTCATAAACCGTTTTAGTTCCAATCCCCGTGCAATACCTTTAAGCTGATAAGGATAAGGCTGAATCTTTAAATTGTGCGGTACGGTTAGATCCGGCAGTTCCGGAATATCATAAGCGATATCTTCCTCCTTTTTTTCTGTACCGTTTACCCAATTTATATTCTCAAACTGCTGTATTTGATAAATCATCCTTTCAAGCTCTACCCTACTCCTTGTCGGGACAATCCAAACTTTTTTAGCACCATCAAAACGTCTACCGGGAATCTGTCTGACCCGATCTATTATTGAAGTCTTATATTTGAATGATAATTCGAAATTATCTCCTTTTAATTCAATATTCATGATTCAGAGTATTTAGCAGGGGGAATTATCCCCCTGTGATGATTGATTATGCGGTTGCGTCAAGAGGTGCAGGCGCCTCTATTTGTTTTTTACGTCCTCTTTTTTTAGGCTTCTCTTCTTCCAGTACAACAGCTTCTTCCGGTTCATCCGTTTCGAAATCAAGCCGCTCTTGTCTGACTCCCCATTTCTCTTCAAACAGATAACTTTCAACTTCCGCATCACAAGCTGCAGCATCAATGCTCAATTCTTCATAGTAAGGGTAATCTGCATCAAGGAGAGGAACGAAGATTTTCAGGTCAACAACTTTGCCGGACTGAAGAAGTTTAGCTCCCATGATGGTAATTCCAGAAACACCATCGACGCTGTCATTTGCATAGCCCGTAATGATATAGTTTTCCAGAGTCTCTGCATAGCCCGGAGAAGTAAAGCTATCTTTGTTGATATTAGATGCCTCTGGCTGCTCACACAATACAACGAGATGTAATTTAAGCCGGCTAAATGCTTCTCTTAAATCACTGTGGATGATCTGATCGCAGCTCTTGTTAATTACATTCGTGTAGTTCGCTTCCGAGAAACGCTCATTGTACACTACATTCAAGCGGTCTTTTTTGATAACCGCCTTCTTGATCTCATTTTTTACTTGTTCCATAATCTTCTTTAGTTGATAAAGTGATAATACTAAATACTGATACAACTCCCATGACGGCAGCCGTAGTTATTTCTCTAGTCGTTGCATCTTCTCTTTGAGAAAAAGATAATGCCGTAAACAGACCGATAACGGCTAGCCCGATTGTGATTCTTTTTAAGTTTTTCATGATGATTGCTTTTTATTGTTATTATACATTCCGGACATTTTCATTTCTTCTTTTGCTTTACTTATCACAGTTACACACCACGATAGTTGATGCGTTGCCGTCCGATTGCAGCGTTCGCACCAGTCTACCAAATATCGTTCTTCCCTACATAGAGAGTTAACTAGAGCATTTATGGCCGTCGCTGTTGCTTTCGCATTCTTAGCTGTATCGACAAGCGTCTGCATGACCTCGGATTTCATCGCCTCATTGAGCCAGTATTTTGAGTCTGCAAGTAATTTGCCGGAACGGGCAACATATACAGCCAAGTCATTGCCACGTTGTACCGCTTCTGTCGCATCTTCGCTCATGGTTATATTGAGAAATGAATCTATATTAGTTAATTCATCCAATATTTGATATTTAGGTGTGATAAGTAAGTTCATATTGTTTTTATGATAAAATATAATCAGACCATCAATTGCCACCATTTGAAAGCCAGGTCTTCGTACTTTTCTTTTCCCTTGGTATATGTAGGATGATTACGGTCGGTGATAAAATGCTTGAATATCTTGCAGTTCTTTTTCGAGATTGCATAAATGAAATCCTGTTCACTTCCTGCGATATCCATATACCAGGCACGGGATCGGTCCCAGTCAAAGAAATCTATCGCTTCATCGAATTGTGCCTGAGACTCTGCAAAGGTCGTTTTCAAATCGCCACCAAAACCGTAAGCAGATAACCACCAGTCCCATTTACAGCGAGTATCGAGGTGATAGGCAAAGTTCCCATAATGGAACTCCTGCTGCTTATTTACCATGAACTTCTGTGTATCAGACTGCGCTAGCACAACAGCAAGAAACTGGTCTTTCTCCGCTTCCTTCCGGAGAGCCTTACGCATCTCAAGTCCTAATTCAAATTCTTCTGTCGTGTACACATAATCATCTACCATCAGCTTGTCATACCGAACACGGTCATTCTCTGTGATAAGAGCGTCTACAAGAGTACCGAACTTGAATGCCTTTTCTTTATCCCCGTATTGAGCACGGGGATAGAGATAATTTTTAAGTTCTGTCAGATCAGAGTTACTTACTTCTGTACGCGAATAATATGAATCGGGATTTGACATAACTATTTAGCTTTTACATCTGCCTCGTAGCTGATGAATTGTGATTCGATATGTTTTTGCTCTTTGCTGTTTGCTTGTTTCTCGCAATAGGTAATCATCTTTTTAAATATCTTCTCCAGTTCCTCAACAGGTAAGGTTTGCCCTTCGTTTATCCACCACATTTGGAACACCTCTAAGTATCCCTGTTGGTGAAGTACAATAATTTTTTCTTTCACCTTAGCATTTGTCGGCGGAGGAGCAATAGAAGCGGCAGCACCTGCAAAAAGACTACCGATTGAACTTTGCTGTGCTTTCATTGCAGCTTCTTGTTTAGCTGCTTCTTCCGCTTTTTTTATTTCTTCCATCTGTTTAGCCGTTTCTGCAGCTTCACGTTGTTTGCGTACTTCTTCCGCTTTGGCGGCTGCCTCTGCATTAGCAAGACGAAGCAGCTCCAACTCTGCTAGTTCTTTACGTTTAGACGGAATACGGTCGGTAAGATCTTGCTTAACGTTTAATAACTTAGCCTTATACTGTTGAGCATATTGTTCATATTTACCTTCTAAGATATTTCGGCGAATCTCCTTTTTTGTTTCTTGACTGATATAGTAAGTCACTGAATCCGCACTAAACTTATCAAAATGAGATTTGGGATAATCGGTCTGAAAGACTGTGATTCCTATAACTTCGCGATCGAAGTTCTCATGTGTCAAATTAGAGAAGATGCCCTGTAATTCAGAAACTTTACTTGAAAGATACTGGTTGAAATAAGAAAGAAGGCTGTTCTCTATTGTCTGTTGATAATTTGCTTTCTCTGTCTCAATTCTAGCCCTTTGCTCTGCTTCTTTCTTTCTCTTCTGCTCTTCTTCATATTTGAACTTAGCATACTCATTGCGCTTTATCACAAGCTTTCCGGGAATTGTTGAAGGATCCTTAGGATCAATTTGTTTTTCTTGGGAGGTGAAAAAGGAACGTATTCTATCAAATATCTGCGTAATAGGTTTACGACGTTCATCCATATTTTTGAGTGTATTATTTACCTTCCTCAAGTAGTCGGATGCAGCTTGATCTATCGTTTCATTCATACCTTCTCCTTCGATTGTATCAAGGAGAGTTTGACCAGCTTCATTGCATTTCTTGACAGAGTTAGTATTTCTTCCGATGATGTCCGGAAAGGATGAAAGGATGTTTTTTACCTCATCTATTTTGATTAATTCTGTTGCCATAATTGTTTTCTTAAATTGGTTAGTAAATACTTAGAAGCCTCCGTTTGCATCATCTTCAGACACTGTTACCTGTACAGGTTCCGAAGCATCTAATTGCTTTTCTTCTCCGAAAGGAGCATTAATGTCATCTACCGTTTGAACAGGTTCATTAATTTTTTCTTCATCTACTAGCCCGTAATCAATAACAGGTTCTTCCTGTTGTGTCTCCATAGATGTATAATTGCCTGTTCGTACTTTGGGGTATGCATCGAAAGCGTGTTTAATCATTTTGTTTTCAAGGAATCCTGTATCAATATGTCCACCGTTGGAGGTATACAGAGAGTTTGCCGTTCCTTTGTTTTGCTTGGCTGAAAAAGTAGATAAACGTTTCCAATCTGATTCCATCATCCAAGAGTAATCAACTGACCCGTCATTGCGTACAATACGAATAAACACGGCAACCGGCTTGTCTGACTTTCTAGGGAAAGCTCCTTCGTACTCTATAGATTTAGCACCATTTACTCCGATAATAGGGCGGAATTTGTCACCTTCAAATACTACTACTGGATTATCTACATAGCGAACTTGTCCGGCACGCTGGCGCATATATACTTCACCATAAGCTGAAACCGTGAGTCCGGCACGTTTTTCCCACATATCACCATTAGCAGTTTTCACTTTAGCACTACGAGGAATTAAATAGCACTGCGGTCTGCCTGATTGGTCAAGTGAAAGACCATTCACTGCCATATCAAGGAAACAACCAAAGAGAGACAGTTTTGTACATTCCTGCAAAGCTGGTGTTTCAGTCAACAACTTATTGAAATGAAATTTTTCACGATTATAAATCTGTTCACCCATATCTGTCCCCCAAATAGCGTTATACATACCGATGAACTTTTGTTCAACTTTCTCGTTTTCGACAATTTTCGTTGCTGGAAGTGCATTTAGCTCCTCCACTCTAATTTGAATACTATTACTCATAATTGTTTAAATATTAGTTATTTATTAGTCTCCTTGATATACTCCACGGCTGTATTCTTCCATTAATAGAAGGTCCTCCGCAGTAGGTTGTTTGGTTATATCCATTTTACAAGGCACCACCTCTATAGGAGTTGGTTCAGAGCTACATTTCCTTTTCTGTTCTTCTCTTGCGTCAAGCTGCTTACCAATGCTTTCCTGTAGAGCCTTTAGCATTTCTGATGACTTCGGTATGTAGGTCATACGGCTAGTTGCATTAGTTGTTTGATAATGTTGTCCGGTACTTTATTATGCAGGTCCATCATTGCGCTGGCTGTTTCCAGTTCTGAACGCTTCACATAATATTTCCCTCGTTCCTTATTATTTGCCGGATAAAATTTGATCCAGGCTTTTTCGCGCCATTCTGTAATCAGGCGTTTTCCGTATATATCTTCCGCTTGTGATATTGTTACTACTTCGGGGAGTAGTCCTAACATCGTCAACGTTTGAACAGTTCCGATCTTAATACATCGTGCTACCATCATTTCGAAGCAATTTTCCATAATCTCTAATAGGCTGTTTCTTTGTTTAACTTTTGAATGGTGTTGAGCTGATTTACTGAAACACATCTGCATCTCTATGCTATGCTGCCTGATTAATATTGATTTTAGAGTTTACTTGTTATTGAAATAGATTGTTTTTCCTAGCATACTGAAAGAACTCTGCCAAGGAATGGACATCTATACGCCTAAAGGCATTCCGTTTATGTGTACGTACAGTTTCCAATGAAATGCAATACTTATCTGCTATTGCATTTTCTTCCATCCCTTCATAAAATGATCGCATAACGCTTAACTCACGTTCCGACAGTGTACTATTAAATTTTGGTTTACAGATTATTCCTTCATATTTGCATTCACCCTTTAACGGACATTTGACCTCCTCAAAGTGAAAGTTTCCCATCTGATCAATATCCATTGTTGAATCGAACTCACCAAAATTACATTTAAGAAAACGACGTACTATTGAAAATTCAAACCAAGGGATATTATATCGTCGGTCTGTATATTCCAATGATGCTTTCTCCAGTGCTTCTGGCCAAAATATTCCCATTCGAGTTATGATTTCGGAAATAAACTCCCGATTTGACTGTTCCAATTGACGCGTACCACATTCATCGGTAATCATAACTTCACCTTTAGGAGTGAAATAAAATTCCATTCCAGTCATAATCATTCCTCCTTTCTTTCAGGAAATAAGGTTGCGACATCTGATTGTAAGATCTCAGCTACAATCTTTTTTTCAACCATACTGTTAGGTTGAGTATACCCATACATCCAGCAACGAACTGTATGACGATTACGTTGTGTCGCTTCTACAATAGCTGTAATAACATCTTCTTTAGGAGCTGATATGATAACTGGACGACGTTCTGCCTTTGGTAAGGCTGCAAAATACTCTGCTAGGGGTAATTTTTTGAGATTTGGGACAATATTATTGTCTGAACCATTTTTTTTGCCCATATTTGTAATGTTTTAAAGATTACGTTTTAAAATGTTTAATCGAAAGACACGGAGCTCTGAATCAAGTTTCTCAGGCCGGATGCAGGGCTTCCGTTTCTTTACTAAATGAAACTGTTATGAAAAATTTTATCAAGGTGATTGATGCCTATGATATTGAAAAGGTTATCAACATTGATTTTATCCAATCTTTATATAAAGATGAAGATTACACTATTATCCGATTCAGCAAAGATGATTGTATTTACGTCAAAGACTCTTATGAAGAATTAAGTCGTAAGCTTCTTAAATTACCATCTGAAACAAAACCGTCTACACGTAAGACAGGACGAGGTTAAGAATCATCCTTTTTCTTGTACTTCTCCGGAAAGATGGCTTCTTTCTCTTCATCTGATAAGTAAGTAATATACTCTTTGATGAATAGATAGATCCTCTCGGCTGAAGCTGCTACTGCGTTAGATGAAGCGTAATAGGTTTCAGTATAGTGATCGTAAGAATCAAAGGTTTTACTAATAGTTGCTTGTTGTACACACCATTTACGTAGTTTAGTATCCTGGTGATTGTGAATTAGACGAATAATAGGTTTCCGAAATGTAATTCCTAATATTATAAGGAGGAATACAAGGATGATAGAGGTCAATAAAAGTGTTGTCATAACTTTAATGTTTTAATAATTACGCTGCAAATATAAAGCATAATACTTATTTTATCAAATAAAATACTGATTATTTTCAGCTATTTGTTTTATAAATTTATAATATCTTGATTATGACAGGTTTAGAAATAAAAGAAAAATTAAAAAGATGTGGCTTTACCCAAAGTGAAATTGCTGTGAAATTAGGTGTAAGTCCTCAGACTTTTAATGCATATCTCAAGGTTGATGATATAAAAACAGGTTTACTTGAAAACATTGCAACTGCCATAGGACAAGATATATCGTTCTTTTATCCTAATATTTGCAATAAAAACAACTCTGCTTCAGTTAATGGAAGCGGTAACTCTGTCGTTTCAGGAGAACATAATAAACTTGAAGTATCTAAATGCCAAGATGAATTAGAAGCAGCAATGCGTGAAATTCAATATCTAAAGAACATTATTAATGAAAAGGACAAACGTCTTGAAGAGAAGGATAAGCATCTTGCAGACAAGGAACGATTGATTAATGTATTAATGAACAAATAA